AAGTTTGTACCAGCAGATGAATTAATCGTTCCGTATACAGCTACCTCATTAGATGATGCGGAAGCGGTTATTCACACAGTAAAAATTTCTGAGAACGAACTAAGAAAACAACAAGTCAATGGTTTCTACAGAGATGTAGAATTAGGACCTCCAGGTACTGACACTAACGACGAGTTGAACAAAAAAGAACGTGAGCTAGAAGGAACTAAAAAGACAGGTAAAAATGATCCTGTTTATACTTTGTTAGAGTGTCACGTTAATTTAGACTTAGAAGGTTTCGAAGACATGGGTTCTGATAATGAACCTACTGGAATAAAATTACCTTACATCGTAACAGTTGAAGAAGGTAGCCGAACAGTTCTTTCTATCAGAAGGAACTATGCGCCCGATGATCTAAAGAAAAATAAGATCCA